TAACCATGCTCCTGAACCAGAGGAGGTTCTAAAATTCCAACTAACACCGTTAGTTACTTGCGGACTATCTAAATACTTTCCTGTGCCGTTCTGCCATGAACCAGATATTGGGTGACAAAATAGAGTTGTTTCTTGCCCTAGACCTTCAACTTTAGCTATTGATACTCTCAAGTAAGCTGCGATTGATCCGGTTGCCTTATTATTTATAACATCTAGAATTTCAGTTTGATTAAATTTAATTAAAAATCTACTCGTAGCAGGTTCTTCTCCATCACTATCTGTTGAAGTTGTTGCTTCGATGATTTCATCAATACCGGAATTCATAGCCGGGTATTCACTATACAAGGTAGCGTCTTTTTCTGGGAAGATTTTATATACTGCCATTTGTTATAAATAGGAATTAAAGAGAAACTACTTTTCCTTTAATATCAGTTGCGGGGTATTTAACTTCAAAGATCATTGGATCAATAGAGGGATATACAACGTTGTTAACAGTTGCCCCTCTTGTATCATAAGCGTAAGAGCTGTATGTTCCGTTTGTTGATGTTAAATTGTTTACACTAATACTCTTAACTGTCTGTACTCCTTCTACCTTATCTAGAAGAGTATATAAATCTCTTAGTATAATTGGTTCATTTATTTGCCAATTATCTACACTAAAGAAGTTAACTAACTGTGTTATGCAGTTTGTTAGTACTTGATTACTATTGTAGTTTGGGTATGTTATAATTTCAAATTCAACTCCAATATTAATAACAAAAGCATCTTTTATCGTTACTGAATCGTTTAATACTCTGTATTGAGATAGATAAGTTCTTAAGTTTTGCTTTAATGCATTAGAAGCAGTGGTTAGCTTTTTACTGTTGTCATAACTCAAAACATATAACGTTACTGATGAGGGTGTATCGGTGATTGAGTTTGTACCTGCTTTAGTTGGTTCTGCATAGGCTTTCGATACTGTTCCGTAAATTCCAGGTATACTTAAAGCTCTTAACATATAATCATCCGAGGTTACAGTTCTTAATTGGTTCTGGAAGTTTGATAGGCTATTCTGTCTTATCTCTTGAATACTATCTCCATCTTGACCTCCAGAAGCAGCTTCAGCATTATTAACTGCAATTGATGCAAAGATTGTATTTGCTAAATTAGTGTTTGTAATACTAGCATTATTAAACGTAACGTTACCAGTATTTAATTGTGATAATGTATTTTGAGGAATATTAGCGGTTACTCCGCCACCCTTTAGGTATCTAACTGTAAGTGTTGTATTAGAGGGGGAAATTCCATATGTGTTTGTAAATATAAAATTTGTTGGAGAGTAAGCTGCTGTTAGTTTATCTTTTTGAAATGGAAGCCCTAACCCAACGTTGTCAGAGTTTGGAGTAATTTCTTCATCCGTATCACTTGATGTTCCGGCTCCAAATTGTAGTTGTAGCGTTGATATATTTAAGAATCTACTAGCAAATCTTCTTTGAACTTGTTTTGTTTGTAGTAAATATGGAACATTACTATCTGTAGAGAAGTTAGGATCGTTTGAATTAGTGTTCTTAATACTGTCAAAAACGCTATCCTGTGCTAGATGTGATACTTCATACCAGACGTTACCGTCACTATCTACTATATCTAAGATACCTAATATATCAGAATCTGTTATTTCTACAGTTGAGAACTGTTGTGGAGTTCCAAAAGAAAAATTTGTTGTTGTTATTGTTGCAGATATTGCAGCAGTTGATTTTGTAAGAAGATATGTTGTAGGCAGTGAAGTACTTGTGTCTATTTGATAGACCTGTATATCGGTTGGATCACTACTACTTGAAACACTAAAGTCAACTTTATTCTGCGTTAAAAAAGGAGGTATTGTTGAGTTTGTACTAGAGATTCTAGTATTTTCTGCTACGGCTAATGTATAATCCCAATCAGGGGTTCCAGATATAGTTGCAGGTAATTGTTGGTAGATAGTAAGGTTTACAGTTGCTGCTGCGGTAACTTTAGGTTTATACCCTAGTAGGTAGGCTAGTTCGTATAGATTTCTACTCTGTTGTGCGTACTGTATAAATGTTTCCTGTATCTGGTTATCAACATAGAAAGATAGTACATCTCCTACGTACGCAGACATTTCCATAAACATCATCCCGGGAGATGAAGGAGTGAAATCATTATATGTGGTAGGGAAATAGGTTTGTGAGAATTCGATTAGTCGAGTTCTAAAATCTGAAAAGTCCCTATTAATGTATTTTATATCTCTCTTGATTGCCATTGTTATAAATTAATTTGCAAAGTTTCTGTTATCCCAAAATTTATAACGCTATAGTTTAATATTACCTGTAGCTGGTTTAGATCTTCTGTTCCATATATATCTAGGGAGTTTATAGTGATATTAGGGAAATATTTTTTTAAATCAGCAGATAGGATCTGTTTTAGATTTTCGATATTATTTTGTGATATCTGTTCGAAAATTGTAGCTCTTAGATTACCGCCAAAGTTTGGATTCATATATCTCTCCCCACGATTGGTCATAAAGTAATTTATAAGATTTGATTTAATCTGGTCTTGAGTTTGGTATGTCAAATTAAATACTCCCGGTGCATTAAATGGGATGCTAACACCAACAGCAACTCTTGCTTTAGTATCGATAGGGTATTTATTTTGAATACGAAATGCCATTACTTCTTCTTAATAAGACCCATAATTTGGTCTAGGTTAACTTCTCCTGCAGGTAGTGCAGATCCTTCAGCGGATGTGTTTGCTGTTGTAGGGGGTCTATATCCAGGCTGTGCTCCGAAGGACATAGCGTCGTTTGAGGTCATTGAAATGTTTCCATTTCTTGATTCCATCATTTCACCGAGTAATTCTTTGTATTTGTCTCTTGCATTAATACTGGCTACTATTGGTTGAGTAGAAACTGGTACAGGGGCTGAGTAGCTCTCCTGAATGATTGTTTTAGGGGCACGTACTGCTTCTAGTAGAATCTCTTTTAGTTCTTCTTGAATAGCTTCTCTTACGGCTTCTTTGATGAGTTTTTTAAATACTTTGGTATCCATCTTTTATAAATATTGATTTAATAAGGTTTTAAATTTTCAGAATCTATTTTGAATTTTAATTCTTGGAATAAAAATTGCGGTTGAGTAGTGAATGAATAGGGAGTTGATAGGAGCTCTATTCCTTGATCATTTGTAGCGATAGCTCTTATCTGATTAACTGTCTCCGTATATTTTTTAGTTTCAGTTTTAAATGTAAATCCTTTATAATTTTCACTACCTTCTGACTGTTGAGTTTGTTGAGCGGATGCAATAACAGATATTGTATCTGGATCTAAAGAGTCTGGTTGCTGTCCGCATTTAATTAAAACCTTATCTAAGTTCCTTATCATTATCACGGTAACGAGAAGTACTGCAGAAGCTTGTGATACGTACTGCAATCCTAGGGACAGTTTTTCCTGTATTATTTTTAATTTAGGTTCATTATATATCTTACTCTGAGTTAGCGTGCGGGTGATATCATCGACTCGAAGTATTGTTGTATCTGCTATGTCTATAGTTGAAGCTACCGCTCCTGGTAATATAGGTAGTAATCCTTGAGCTATAATACCTGCTGATTTCGCTGTTTGAGCTACTTTTTTTACATTCCCAAGTGTGTTAATTAATTTTATATTAGTATCTAGTATTTTTTGTAGTTTTGATAATCCGTCCTTAGTTGTATTTACGTACTTAGATGTACTTGTCAATTGACTATTAATACTATTTCGTATCTTTAATACTTTATCTAGGATATCTTTTGGTGGACATATATCGGGTAATTTTGCATTTTGAGATATTAAATCCTGTATACCTAGCTCATTCCCTAATCTCTGCAAGATTGGAGTTGCTAAGCTGCTGTACTTCATAACTTTTGCTAATACTAACTGGTTAAGTTTTTGTTTCTTTGACTCTTCATCTTGTGTAGAGGAGCTATTTACAGTACTTATAACCTGTTTAATTGTCTTTAAACTCTGTAAATTTTCATTTTGTTTACCAAGGGTTTGTAATCTACGTAGTTGGGTTTGTTCAGCTGTTTCCATATTAAACTGTAAAGACATCTTCAGATTCAAGGTAAGTTGTATTTAGTTTTTGGACTAAAAGTGAGTTGTTTGAGGCAAATTTTACTAGTGTTGCTATAGGTATACTCCCTGCAGTTGCGGATGCACAGGCGGTTGTTAATTTTTGCAGAAGGTCTATTATATCGTTAAGAAGTGCTACTGTTAAATCTCCTTTAAGTACTGGGTGTAGTAATTGAGGATCAGAGGACCCTAATTCGATTCGGCTAGACTGTATTGTTGTTGAGTTAGTATCAACGTTAAATCTTGCAGCGCTAATATGAACACTATTTGCAGATGTTAGTAATATACTATCCTCTCTTGAAACAAAGAGAAGTCTGCCTGAGTTTAATATAACTTGATCCTTTATATACTCTTTAGGTTCAGTTGGAGGATTATTACTGTTAAAGCTTTTTGTTTTATAGTTAATAGTGTTAACAGGGATTTTTTGAGTTGATGATATGTAAATAGATCCACCATCGGCGTTAATATCTTCTGAAAGAGGGATCCAGGGTTCTGTTGCTGACTTGTATTGGTTATTACGAATAATAACGATTGGATCTCCTTCAGTACCAGATGTTGACCAGGTATTAGTTAGAGCGGACCTATTAGTAGATCCTAACCTTATAGATTGACCCCACCTTCCTTGAAAGCTAACATCGCCAGGTTGAGGTAGTAGCGGTCTAATATCTTTTCGTTCTTTTATACCGTACTTAAATCCTAGCGTATTTGTGAATACGGGTGATGTTTTACTTATTGATCCTGCTTGGGTTTCTCTATAGTTTTTTTGCTGGACGGCGGGTGTATCTGGCGGAGCTGTAACTTCATTAGGTAGTGCATTTATATGTGTAGACGTCCAAGAGTTAATTGGAGGTAAATAGTAATAGGTTGTTCTGTTTGTAGATTTATTTGAAGATAATCCTCCTGTTGCTATTATAGTTACTAACTCTTGTTCGATTGGGTAATGATTAAAGTTAGGGAATAAAGGTAGTGCAAAGGAGGATCCTTCAGAGTCTATATTTGAGGAAGGATATTCTAATTTCTCAAAAGTGATGCCGCCGATGCTAGCTTCTTCACCGAATGCTTCATATAGATTTTTATAGGTGGTGCTATCTAAGATTACTGCTTTAACTCTAGCAGGAAATAACCCTAAGGAGTTGTCGGTAGGATCAAAACCTTTCCCTTTTTCTCCTTTAAATACACCGTATGCCATTACTTATCTTCCTTGATGTTATTAATCTCTTTTAACAACTGTTCTCTCTCCTCATCGGAGATGCCAAATGAATCAGTAGCAGAATCTTGATTCTGAAATATACGCTGAATGATTGTTGCAACTTTTACAAGCTGGTCATCATTCTTAACTCCAATCTCCAGGTACTCTTTAATAAGAGGTACAATTAGAGTCGCATCTCCAGTATCTTCAATTAAAGGACGTAACTCAGCAATAAGAGTTGAAATCTGCTTCTCCTTCTTCTTTTGATTGTCGTAAATCTCCTCTAGAAGGTCTGCGAATTTCTTATTTTTAAATATTAATTTATCTAAACTCATGAGTAGTCTATTTTTTATAAATAGAAAGTAGTACAGTTTAGAAGTCTGCGTAACCGTTCTCTATATAGAATGCATACTGTTTCTTATAGAGATCCCCTAATTCATTTGCTACTTTTGTGATTCTCGGTGTTTTGACGTCAATAATCTCTCTGATGTAGATATAAAGAGCTTTCTTATTAAAGATTGTGATATGCTCTCTCTTCCTAAATAGTTCTAGAATAGCATCAGCAATCTGAGCATCTTCATCTTTAGGAAACAATTCATAGATATTATCTGTACAGTAGATTACATAAAGGTCTAAAAATTCAGATACTTCATCGATTGGGTGATATACTTTCGAATCTGTTTGAATACCATTCACATCTAGAACATCCCCGTGAACAAACTCTCCGTCCTCTTGTTCGATGTTTAAGTTATCAAGAGAGAGTAATTCAAGTCTCTTCTTATAGTTCTTTTGGTTAGAAGCGATCAAGTATCTTTTCGCTACTGTTCCAAAATACGAATACGCTTTAGCACCAACGGCGGGATTAAAGCGGTCGAGTTTAGTTAATAAGAAGGTGATTACTTCATGTTGGAGATCCTCTAGATTCGTTTCTTCAGTATAGTAGAACTTAAAAGTATGTATTAAGTTTTGAGTTAATTTAAAGAGTGCGTAGTGTATCTCTTCTCGGTAGATCTTATTTCTTTCTGCATAATCTTCTGTGTTAACATATTTGATTATAGCAAGCTCAGTATCATGAGTGAAATAATTCTTATTTTTCTTCTCCTCCATCGGTTAGTTTAAAGTTATTTAATCGTTCTTGAATAACCTTAATTTGTTCGAAAAACCAACCAATCTCATCATCGCTTTCAAATGTGCCTTTAGTATCGATCTTCTTGAGACGTTCACTACTGTGTTCAATAATTTTAGATAAATTATCCATATACAGTAAGTAGGCAGCTAGAACGTCTTCTTGCTTCTCGTTTTTACGGAGAAGGTTGCAGGTTGTGTATCCTAAAGTAATAACTGCGATGATGAGAAGGGTGATTAAGATCTCCATTAGTCGTTGAAAAAGTTTGTCATTGCATTTTTTAAACCGTCACTCTGAATGTTTGATAAAGCTTTATTTTTCGCAGCCTGTTGGTGAGTGGTTGGATTTTTTTGAGTTACCTCCTTAGAGATTGCGAATTGTTTTGATTTCGGCTGATCTACTGGATTGACTGTTAGTTCAACAACTGACGCCATGAAATCTGCTTGGTGTAGAATATAAGCAATTGCCGATCTAAACTTACTCTCCGGCATTCTAGAGATTAAATATGCTTTATTAGCTTCTTCATATAGACCGTCGTGAGTCCTGATGGCTAGCATTTCATTTAAAGAATACTTAATACCTGCTTCCTGTAATAGAAATAATGATCGGTCTGGGACTGTCATAAAGGCAACATCTGTATTATAAGAATAAATTTCACCTAAGTTTTTCTTTCTCCATTCGTCTTTTCCTGGAAGATATAAATCTTGAGTTGAATCACCGACCTTACCTAAGTCGTGATTGATTGCTGAGAATACCAATTCTTCGATTGTGAAGGTAGACATATCACAGCCAAACTTCTCCCATAACTTTGCAAAATGTAAAGAGGCTTTAATAACACGATTAACATGTTCGATATAACCTCCCGGAAAGCAGTTATGATATTTTGTAGTATGAGCTGCTGGCATTAGAATAAACCTATCTACCCGGTCCTCGTAAAACTTACGAAGATCCTCATTACGTGGGGAAGAGATGTAAGTATCAATATACCCTAAAAATTCCTCCCAATTAGATTGGATTTGTTCTGCTGTTAAATTCATACTATTAATATAATTACCTATTACCAGAAAGGCCACCTACTTCATTAGAAGTTGTAGGCTCCATCTCAACATACTGTTTAATTTGGTCGAGCTCCCGTTCCGCTTTATCAACCATCTCTAGATATCTATTGACCGGTTCTTGCCTTTGAACAATCTGCCTCAATACCTTTAAAGTACTCTCTAGTACCTCTACCTTGTTAATCACTTGATCTCTATATCTCATATTATTATATACCTTTTAATTCTTCCCTTTGTCTCAAACCCCATGTATAGATGATACGAACAGAAAACTACAAGGGCAACTTATTTTGAGAAAATTCTATAAAATCTTTAAACTTCTTTATAAATGAACATTTCTCATATTCTTCCGACTCTGTAAAGTGGTCGATCGATAGGTCGCAAGCTTGTAAAAATGGATCACTTGCTTTATCTAAAATAGTCTCAACATGGAATGAGTTTTCAAGATCAAGTTTACTTAGATACGAATAAGCTCTACTAAAAATCATACTTTTATTAAGTATTTGCAAGTTCCCTGTATCGATATCTTTATTTATCTCTGTGAAGAATTTTAATATCTGATCATTAACTACATCACCTCTGAAGATGATCCGGGTAAACATCCCCATTAGAACATAGGGATGATCTGTGAAATCAACAATCTCCTTTACTTTCTCCTCTGATTTATCTCCAGGGTCTTGAAATAATCCAAATACTAATCTAGGATCCATATATATTATAAATAGGAAAAGGACACCGTAAGGCATCCTTTCCAAA